AAATCCGGTTTTAGTCTTAAGGAACGTTCCTATATTGTTAAGACCATTTAGTTTATTTATAATAATTAATTTTGCATCCACCACATTATTCTGTAAATTAAACACTTTTTCTAAGTTTTTTTGGTTAGATTTACTAAAAAACTTTAATAATTCATCTCTTTTATTAATTTGAGCGTCTTTACCTTTTTGAGATGATCTTTTATCAATTTCTTTTTGGTATCTATTATTAACCCAAACAATTAATTCTGCTACATGTCTTTTAGTATCTTTAATTCTTTCGTTAGCTCTTACCTTTGTGTTATTAAATGTATTAATCACAAGGTTTAATTCCTTATTAGATTCTATTTCTTTTAATGTAGAACCTGATATTTGTTTAAATGTTTTACCTGCTTGAGATAAATGAGAAGTTACTTGTTCAGTTTCCTTCGCTGTAAATGTTGCTGTACCTGACATATCAGGAAGTGTTGCATCGACCATCCAAACATTTTTTGATGGCTTTAGTTTAGGTACTATTTCCTTTCCAAACTCAGCTGACATTGTTTCAAATGTAGCACCGGTATAAACCGTATGCCATACTACTCCAACTTTTGCAGATGTAATATCTTTAGCAAGTTGACTACCAACAGGTACTGCATATACAATTGTATTTGGATGGAACGTTATATGTTTTACGCCACCAATATTTTCTGTTTTTAAATCGCCTTTATCAAACATAAAATCACCTTGTATAACATTAGTTATTCCAAGATCTTTGAAAGTGTCATAGGCTAATTTTAATTTTGTAGATAAATCACCTGAAGTATCAGCATCAATATCAGCATGTGATTTATATACTTTAGGATTTGCATTAAATATACCTTTTTTAGCAACAAAGAACTGGCCATCACCTGGATCAATTCCAGCAAATACGGCGGGAGCACCGTCCCATTTAACAGTAACGTCTACAGCTGATTTAGCGCTACCGCTTAACATATCCCTTAGTGATCTTAGGGCAAGGATTGCTTGGCGTGCTCCCTTAACTCCACCGTCTAAAATAAGATCCTCAATATGTGTCATATGAGTGTTCTTACCTGCGGCTTCGGATAAGTTTTGTTTAAATGATTTCATTCTATTTTCCTAATTTAACGTATGTACTTGAATCTAGTGTTGCAGATCCAGCGTAATTTACAAATTGCGTTACAACGGCATTAGCTTTTCTTCCAGTGTTAGTATCAATATAGTAACATACGTATAATGAACCAAGTTTAGCAGATACCCAGAACCAATCTTTTTGATCTAATTCTGCATAAAATTCTTTATCAGTAACGTTTGGATAAAAGTGTTTAAACATTGTATAGAATATTTTAATAGATCTTTTATCACCCTTTTTAATCTTCTGTGCTATTTTTTTAACACCCTTAGCATGATCAGGAATTATTTTACCAGTTTCTCTTTTTATAAATTCTTGAATAACACCCCATGATAATCCACCGCCTCTTGCTTTACTGCCTTTGATTTCAGCCTTTACTGCTTCACCATTAGCGTTATCCTTAAGGTTTAATGCACCTGTATCGTACTCAATAGTTGCACTCTTTGATGACCAAAAGTTTCCTCTGTTGGATTCTAAGGCAACCTTTTTTAGTTTATGGTTATCTGTGTCAGGTGGATATTCGTTATTATATTCTTTTAATGGTGTAGGGAACTTTAACATTGGACCTTTAAGTGATATACCAACTAATCTTCTATCATTAAAATGTTTTAATATTGCTTTATTTAAAGCTCCAACTGATGATGTTGGTAATTCTTTATCAACGTTAAAATCTGTTGATAACGCCCACATATCGCCTGGGTTCCATTTATCGTCCTTTAAAGGTTTAAATCCATTATTCTTATATGCTTGATTTTTAAGTGCATATATTTTAATCATCTTAGCATCGCCTCTATGGAATGTCATACTTTTATTAATATAACCTTCCTTAACTAGCATTTTTGCAATGTTGTATGATGATGATACCCAAGCATCTGGCGAGGAAAGTATAGTTTTTAGATCGACATCTACTTTTACTTTTCCGTATGCTGCTTTAAGAATATCATGAGTAAAAAATTCTTCAGCCTGTAACCCATGGTCAAGCATTGCTTGGCACATTACAGCTTGATGGGATTCATTCCTAGCAGTATCTTTAGTACCAGACCCTGCCCCAGAAACTCCTCCACCAAATACCTCTGACTTTTTAAGTTGAGATAATGGAATCATCTTATCGCCAAAAACAAATGAAATGTTTGATGGTGCTTGCTCGAATGCGTTTAATTTTTGGAGAGCGTCTTCAATATCGGTTACAATTGCTGTACCGCCTTTTTTTAATTGAAGTGGATCACGATTTTTAATAAGCTTTCTAAGAATATCTATTCTAGCTTCACCAGTATTACTATTTGGTTTCTGTAGCTCATTTTTATCTAAGGCAACGCCTTCTTTAATTTCAGTAAATCCATCTTTAAAACTATGTATGAACTTCTTCATAAACTCTCCTGTATAAATACAATTCTATTTATAAGTTATTAGTCGCCGAAAAATGGATTTGGTTTAATTCTTCCCTTTTCGTCGTATGTAATAACACCAATTTCATGAAGTTTATCAATCATTCGTTCAGAGCCTTCACGTACTCCAATCTTATAAGATGTGTATCCTACTCCAAGTATAACAAATGTAAGTATGAAATATATTTCCATTATACATCAACTCTAAAACATACACATTCATAACCTTTATTAGTCATGTCTTCATAGAACATTACTGCATCTTCTTTAATAGCAAAAAGATATTCTGCTACTAAATCGTTATGTTCATCAACTGCTACTACTTTCCAACTATCCATTATCCAGTCCTCATGTACTTTTCTACTGGTTTGAGCTCAATAAACTTTCTACGAGACTTTGAAAATTGTTTCATAGGTGATTTAAATTGAGTATATTTTTTAGTTCCAGTAGCTTTAAAGCCAACACATTGGCCATGTTCGTTTAAGATATATGTATGATTAGGAACTTTATATCCTACGTCATCCCAATTAGTTATTTCTTTTAAAGCCTTATACTTTGTAGACATAAACATCCATCCTTTCTGCGTGTCTTAGTGGAAGAGACTGATCATACGCTCTAGGATGTCTACCATCAGCTATTGCGTGTTTTGTTCTTGGTCCTCTTCCTTGACACTTAACTCTATACCTAGGTGATTTCCTAGGTGGCGTTGATGACCATCCACTATTAAATCGATATTCATTAATCCTGTCGGTTTCTTTAGCCATTTTGTTAATAGCTTTAATTGTATTTCTAACTGTTTGAAGTTCTAGCATATCTCCAGCTGAGGCTGTGTATGCTGTCATTACGTGTGAGTTACTGTTATTCATATTATACTCCGTGCGTCATGTGATCATAGCAGTCATCACCGTTTTCCGATAAATCCTTTCCGCATACACATTTTATTGATTCTTCCAGCGTTGGTGCACCTACCATAGATCTTATCTGATCTTCTGTAAGTACTTGCTTTCCGTCTACGATTGCTTGTTCAGCTAATAGTTTGATTGATTGTTCTAAATTCATTATACCGCTCCTGTCCATCTGATTGTATAATCTTCGAAGATATTTCCTCTTGCGAAGTTTGTGGCCGGTGCTTTCCATGATTTAGCCATTAATATATCACCTTCTTTAAATCCTTTAGTAGGTTTAGCCACAATGAATGAATGGGTTGAATGCCCAGCACTAATTTTAATATAGTTTCTTCCTACTGTGTAAGATAAGCCTTCACAAAATTCATCGAACATTTGATCTTTGATTCTGTCATCGCCGTCAAGACATCTATCTTGATATCTGTGATAGTCAGCTTTAATCTTAGTTAGGTAACTAGCTAGTTCGCTAACGTTCTGTTCGTGAAATTTGTTCTTCATAATTTGATTCCTTATCATTTAATATAAGTATATTATACCAGGACCAGACACAATTGTACAGGGTTTTCTGCATTTATTTGCAAAATAATTAGCCTAAGTATCACTCCGAAGAGTATATCTTTATACTATTTCGTTATAAGGGAACACTTTTGATATAACTTCACCACAAATTTTAGCAATCTCTATATGTTCTTTTTGAGTGCCGTGTGCTGACCTCAATTGAATATAGTGAATCCATGATCTAAGAGTACCATTAACGTACATCCTACTCATAGTTAATCCTTCTGGTAATACTGCTCTGGCCTGCTCTTTTGCAATACCAGCTTCAATAGCCCAATCATATGCTTGTCTGCACCTTTCGATTATTACTTCTTGGTACGATTCCCAAACATAATTAATAGAATCTTCTTGGTTTAATTCAATAGAATTCTGTCTATTTTTAGTATCTTGCATCCTAGCTTCTCTAGTAGTAAATTCTAAATCCTTAGTGGGATCAGCATACCTTTGAGAAAATTCTTGGAATGAAAAAGATCTGTGTCTTAAAATTTGTCGTGCGATATCTCGTGTAGTATTAATTTCCATACAAACTGATACCATTTCTAATGGAGACCAATGTTGATTTTTAATTAAATACTTAACAAGTTTTTCTGATGTTTCATGACTTGATTGGTTTCCAGGATTGGACACTCGAGCACAGTATGAAACTAATTGAAGAAGATCCTCGCCCGTTGTCGGGGCGAGGTCCTCTGAGGGTTGCGAATATGATATAAGACTCACGTTCATGTTTTATTTCCTTAAGATTCTTTCTTAACTAAAGTATATACACCCCATGCAAATCCAGCCCATGCTAGTAATTTAGCAACTCCGCCGAATAGGATTACTGATCCACAAACAACACATAGTGTAGTTCCGTCCCAAGTAGTTCTTTCCCCAAGTCTTGCACTTACGTAAGTTTTAATTGTATTTAACATATATTTTCCTCTATATTTTAAACTCTGAAAAATCCTTGCCTTCAGATTCTCCGAATTTGTTTATTGGTTTATCAGGAACCATATCTGACATAATATCAGTTTGTGCTTCCTCTTCTACGTCATAAAGTTTCATACGAGATCTATCGACCCCAATAACAAAGCGTTTATACTTTGTTGGATCATTATAACGATTTTTCAATTGCTTAACGAGTATTTGTCCTAACTCTTCAAGCTCCTCTGTAGATATTAACGCAAACATTAAATCAGCCGTTGCCGGTAGACCAAACGATTCCGAAGTATCTTCTAATCCAACATCAGTATTACTGAAGCCAGATCTCGTGGTTTGAGTCGCACTCACGATTGGTACATTAAACTCTACTGCTAAGCCTCTCAGCTCTTCAGCAATTGCTTTAATGTATGAATAAGTATTTATGTTTCCACCAAGGCCTTTCATACGAGAAGAGGCACAAATATTCAAATAATCAATATAGATTATATCGGGACTAAAGTTCTTTTTAAGCTTTAATTCGTTTAATAATGCTCTAAAATGGCCAACATGAGCTGCACCTGTGGGATATTCCTTTACAATTAATTTACCAACATGTCCCTTTGCAATCTTTTCAATCTTTTGATTAAACACATTCTGTGGTAAAGTATCTAATTGTTCTATTGGAAAATTCATTAAATTAGCATCGACCCTTTCAGCAATTCTTTCTTCAGCCATTTCCATTGTAATGTACAATACGTTCTTTCCTTCAGAAATATTTGCAGCTGAACAGTGACACATAAAGAGTGATTTACCTACACCAGTACCAGCAAGACATATGTTTAAACTTTTCTTTGGTAAACCACCTTTGGTAATTTTATTAAAGTAATCTAAATCAAATGGTATACGCTCTTCGACTTTGTTATAGAAATCATAACGCTCTTCTGAATTATCAATATAATCGTGGCCAATATCTTGATCGAATGATACGCCTAATGCTTGAGATAAAATATCAGGTATTGCACCTGCTTGTAACTCTGGCTTTTTACCATCGATGATTTGAATAGAATCCATGATTGCACCATAGATTGCTTTTTCTTGACACCACTTTTCTGACTCTTTAATTAGCCATTCTGTTTCAATGTCAGATCTTTCTTTAATTTCTGTGATTAAGTGTGATGATCTATTAAGTAAATCATCTGGTGCTTGCACACCAGTTAATTCAATTTCCAATATTTTACTTGTAGGTAGTTTATTATGTGTACTTACAAAATCTACTATAAGATCAAATACTACTCGATGTTCGCCTTCAAAATATTCCTTCTTTAAAAATGGTATTACCCTACGGCAGAATGACTCATCATTAAGTAGATGATTGAGTACGTGTGTCGGTATTTGCGTTGATATGTCCAATTTGTCCCTTCTTTTTTTCCAATGAATCAGATATAATATATGTAAGTACGTCGCCTAAATGATTGTTAAACTCTTCGTTTTTATTAAGTTCTTTATCATTAAATTCAGCTGGATCAATACAGGTCCAAGTAAACTCTAAGGTTCCAATATCAAGTGCTTCATCTTCTTTTATTGAAACCTTTCCATAAACAACTGTAACGTCTTTGTACTTTCCGGTTAAAAGCTTTACTCCGTAGAAATCTGATTCAGGATTTTCTACTAATGTAAAATCGCTATCTGATATATTATACATCATCTTCCTCTGAAAGTACAGTGAAATCTTCGTCCATTGCAATTAATGGCTTCTGGCCTATTTGATAATGGCCTTTAATAAATTTCTTAAAATCAGTTCCTTCAAAAATTGGAGTCCAAAATTCTTGATCAAGAGTATCTTTTTCTCTTACCTTTGGATCTAACAACTCACCTGTTTCTCTATCAACTCTACAGTACCAACCATTGCTTGGTTTAGCAACATAATTTCCAGCTAGAGCTACATCGAGTAAGCCACTGTATTCTGAAATACCACCTTCCCATGTTACACTAATTGGAATCTTAGATTTTTCTTTTACAAACCTTGATTTTTCAACATTAACAACAAAGTCATATCCTTTAACTTCGGAT